GATGGAAATTGGTTTTGCCGTAGTGAAGAATTATCCCAATGACGAGAATCCTTATTCGCACATGGTGAATGAAGTCGCTAATGAATTCCTTAGCACCGCCATCGCATTCCTTGAGCAAGGTCAAGAGGACTACATTGAAAGGACTTTTCCGGGCATACCCGAAGTAATGATTCAAGCAGCCCGTAGTCAAGCCCTTAGCCGATTGATGGATTGTATCGGAGGGCGATAAAATGAGCGATGACCTAAGTGTAGGTGAAGCAACCGCTGATTTGCTCAAAGAATTGGTTGATGAGGTCAAAAGCCTTCGTGCTGAATTGACTTCATTGAAATTGGAAAACGCTACATTGACAAAAGCCATGGATGACCCAAGCACCCTCATGCGAAAGGCAGGGTGGCTACGGGCAATTACACCAATGGCTGATGAAGTCTTTGACCCACTTAACCGTGATATTGGGGATGGTGGTTCATTCACATCCGCATTTAATTCAGGTGATGGTGCTATGATTACAAAGCGTAGTGCCGATGAAGAATTGAGAATGTGGCAATCAATGGAGGCACAAATGCCTCCAAAAATTAGCCCTTCAAGTAAAACATATAGGTGATTTGATGCAGCCACGATGGAAAGACCCAACACGAACACCAGAAGGAGAATTGCTACTTTTGGTTAAGTCGTTAGAAAAGGAATTAGAAAAGCCACACCTTGCTGACCGTGATAAGGATGGCAAGTTATCGGGTTGGGAAAAAGCCGTTGGCAAAAAAATTGAAGCCTCCAAGAAGGGCAAAGGCAAGGAAACAGGCGAATACAAATCAGATCGTGGCAACAAAAAAATCCCATTCAAAGAAGTCAAGAAGGCGGGTATGTGCAAGAATTCAATGTGCAAGAACATTGAATGTGCTGGATGCAAAGGTGATGGTGGTGTTTCATCATCAACCACAGGCATGAGCAAACCTCGTCATTCGGATGAGAAGGTTAAGAAGCACGATTTGACTTCGGAAATAATCGCCAAGTATCAACAGGAGAGCGGTGTTGAAAATGTTTCACCGCAATTCATTGATTATTCTGGTGGGACTGCCGTTGAAGCAAAGCCGTATCAAACAAACGGCACTATCCCGTTTTACACGGAAAAAGCACCCGCTTCATCACCAATCAGCGAAAAGGCGAAAATTTTCGCTTTCGCAAAAACAGGCTATGATGAAAAGGGCAGCGGTTTGCACCTTCAATATAACCAAGAAGGGGGAGAAAGATCAAATGGGCCAAACCTTGCCCCAATTGAGGATTCGTTAGCCACCCTCAACAAAATGGGCGGTGATTCAGGATTGCTCAATGAAATCGCATTCCTTATTGAGCAAATCGGTAATCACCAATGAGGTGATACCGTGAACCGTGAAGAATTCATTCGCATCCGAACCGATGCTTTGGTTTCGTTTCACAACAACCCAGACTTTTCGCCAGCCATTTACCACAAAGCATACGCTGAATACTACGGGGATTCTCAAGACATTGAGAAAGAAGATCAGGCTATGATGGCATTGATGCCAATGATGAACGCCCCACAGTATAGCATGAAAGACCTTGACAAACCATCAATCCTATCCAATTTGGAAATGCCAAATGGGTATGAGGATTTTGTAGCAGGGCAAAGAAGGTTTAGCACCAATTACGCTGAGGATTGGCCTCAAGCCAATGAAAACAATGCTTTTGGCAAGCGACACCCACTATCGTGGGATAACTGTGTAATGCCGTTGCTACATGGCTCACAATGGGGCGAGCCTCATTTCATTGAACATCTATTTCAAATGATAAAGGAGGATGAGGATGGACACAATATGCTTCACGCCATGCAAGAAATGGAACGAAGGGGTGTTGTGCCATTGGAATATAGGGATGTTATCGGAAACCCTACTGAGCCAATGATTGACCTATACCGTGAAGATCGTGAAACACGACACCCGTTTTTGAGCGATGAAGAATATCGTGAAATGAAAACAAAACAATGGGGAGGCAGCGTTGGTGGCAAAGGAAAAATGATTGCCAAGAATACCAGCCGTTTGGGATTGCTTTCATATCTATTTGGAACAGAATGGCAAACACCTGAGCAACGCCAAGCCTTCATGTCGTTGTTGAAAAAATTGGGTCAAACCTCAGAAGAGGATAGTCCAAATGCCCGCAAAATAATCAATGATTTCAAAGCGGAGGCTGGCATATCATGGGATAGGGCTAAGCGAAATTGGTTTGAGCGTTTGACACCATTGGCTCGTTGGTGGGAACGGGCTTCGCACCACCATGGCCCGGTTAGTGCCGAACCAACCATGGAGGGATTGCGCCATTTCAAATCCCCGTATGTGTTGGATGAAAATGGAAATACTGTTCCTTCTCACACCAATCATCATTGGGAACCATATCAGTATTGGGGCGGGGTTGGTCGTGATTGCGATTCCCTGCGCTCTATGCTAAGTCAGTCATACCCTGCTGCTTTCAAAGAAGGTTGGCTTGGTGATAGCCTCATGGGTTATTTGACCGATAAAAACCATCCAATGAATGACAGGAATGACTCATATCACGGAAGTGGTTCATCGTTTTTCCCAAGCACAATCAATCATCCTTCAATGGCTATGCACCCCAACCGCCCTGCACTTGGTAGTGGTTGGGAGGCTGGATCTGATAATCCCCGTGTGCGTTCTTTCAACAGAAGGAGAGGACTTTGGAACACCATTTCAAATCACCAGCACCTACACCCAGAAGAGGTTGCGGGTAGTGGTGGGAGAATGATTATCCCCTCCATGGCTTTGACTCAACACCCAATCGGGCGGATTATTTCATCCCACACCGACATGGGTGCGCCTCGCATTGGCCCTACACGAGAACGCCATCCGGGTGATGAACAGTATCACACATATCATAACGACCACTATGAAAAAAGCGATGCCAACATTGGAACAGTCATGCAAGAGATGGCTAAGGACATAATGACCCGTTATGGGGGTCAAGTGTTTTCCCAAAACCAATCCGACCTTTTGAGCAACACAATTAACCGAGGAAACATTCAGCAATTGGCACAGGCAGCAAATTACTACTTGATGCGTGGAACACGAGAGAACACAAAGTCAGTAGCACCTATGGTGATGGGCGATGGTTTGGCTTCACGAGAAGTGGATGTTGGGCCGGTCAATCCAATGGCATCCGCTACTATTCCTCCAATTTACTTGAGCGGTGATAAAGACGCATGGGGGCATAAAATGCCAGCAACACTTGCATGGAAATGGGATATGGATGAAAATGCCATTCGCTTTGATGTGAAGGATAAACCGTTTGATGTAATCCAAAAAACCGCACATGAAGGGCATTTGGATATGGTTGATCCTACGCACAAAATGGGTGGTATTGCACCAAAACAATCGGACTCACCCGCACTATTCAGCACAAATGACATGGGTCATAGTCCAATAGTCAGCGGTGATTTGTTCAAAGCCGATGATTATGAAGCCACAGGAGTATTCACAACCCCTGTCGTTCCCGCACACACCATTTACAAATTGAGCGACATTGATGAATTGAAAGGATTCAGCGGGGATTGGGTCGTGCAAAAGAAACCTGAAGGCAAGCGAGTCTTTGTTGAAAAGAAGGGCAGCAAAATCACCGCCAAGAATAAGCAAGGCAAAGAAGTCAAAATGGCTGATATTGTCAAAGAAGGTATTCGTGAACAGATGGGCGACTTTGTGTTTGACGCATTTTTGAAAGGCAAGCACTTGAGAGCCGTTGATTTGTTGGTTCACCGAGGTGAGGACATTCACATGGAACCCCTTGAAGATCGACTCCAAATCCTTCGCACCATGTATCACACCAATGATAACATTTCATTCCCAATGCCACTTGACACCAAATTTACCGACCAAGACGGGTTGATGAAAAACACCCATGCGATTGGTGGTGATTTGTGGATTCGTGATGCACAGTCCACCTTTGCTAAAGGCAAAGAAGCACACCACCTTTGGATTCTCTATTCTCCAGACGATGAAAGTGGCTTGACAAAAGGCACAACCCTGCCGTTTGTGTCAAACGATGGAGAAAACATTCTGTTGGAATACCCCGGTCATATTGCCCCGTTGGTCGTTAAAGGCGAATGGGAGGGGGATGCTTTCATCGTCAAGTCCATTACACCGCACAGTCCATTGTCTCGTCATGCCATGAAACAAATTGGGGTTTGGGGTTCACTTGGCGTGAATATGTTGAAGGCTGGTGTCCGTGAAAAGACACTTTATCCTCCGCCTTTGATGACAAAGGACACCTTTACTTTCACCCGTGCTACTTTGCTTGAACCTGATGGTGATGAAAATGAAGTGGCTGAAATTATGCGCCATGCGAGGAAAAAAATCCAAAACGCTGACAAATCAATGACGGCTGACGAATTGATTGAAGGCACAAAGAATTTGACCGAGGCTATGCTTGACAAATACGGTAATGAATTTGGTCTTGAGCGTGTTGCTGAAACGGGAGAATGGACTTTGAATGAAGCACTTGATGATGATACTGTTGAAACAAAGCAAGGATCTACACTTGCGAGAATCAGCGGTTCTTTATCGGGTGGTGGTTGGCAAGGTGAAATGGACATGATGACCGCACCAAGAGGGCCAACCTCCATTGTTGATGATGAAGGAATACCAATGTTTGACCCCAACGGGATGGCTGATGAGAAGCCAACGCAATTGCCAAATCACATCAATGTGCGAACCAAAGACGGCACAGGTGAAAGCATAGAAGGCGACTTAGACATTGAAGAGGGTCGTGTTGTGCTTCGTGTTCCGCAAAAAACGAATGTTGAACAGGCTGCTGAGAACGAAGTGGTTGTTGAACAAGACGATGATAGTGAGCAAATGCCTATCATGTCGTGAACCTATCCCTTCATATAGGATTACATATTTTGCTTGGTTCAATGAACACCGCTACATGGTCGGCAACAGGTCAGGATTTCATCCTAAAGGCTGATGCTAACGGTGATCTTGTTATTGCGGGTTATGCCTCCGTTGATATGGTGGACAAGCAGGGCGACAGAATCCCTGTCAGCGCACTAAAGAAGGCATTCGGTGGGTTCATGGCGAACCCATCATACCGTAATGTGCAATTGGCACATTCGGGTATTCAGGTTGGTGAAGTATTGCCCTCCTACACAGATAGTGAAGGGCGAGTATGGAAATCAGCCGTTGATGAACACGGGTTGTTTGTTGTTTGTCGCATTAGAGACGACATTGAAAAAGCCCGTGAAGTCCAAAAGCAGGTTCGCTCAGGCGAATTGCGAGCATTTTCCATTGGAGGTCAAGCCCTGTTCCGTGTGAACAAGACGACCCCCGAACATGGATCGCACAGGGAGATTACGGACATGGAATTGCACGAAATCACCCTATGCAAAAAGGGAATCAACCCAGAATCCCGCTACACACTATTGAAAATGGATGTGGATGATATGACCGATAATACCGAAGTATTGACAGAAGTAAGAGATGCCCTTGCCCGAATCAGCAAGGGTATGCAAGAAGCAAGCATGAAAACCTACGAGGATGAAAAGCCGAAGAAGGAAGAAGATGAAGATGTTGGCAAGTCCGAAGAATTGGCCGTTGCCTACATTGATACTCTTGAGAAATTCGCACACGAGCAAGGCGTTGATCTTGATGGACTCCGAGACCACTTTGGACTCGGCAAAGCCTACATGATTGGCGTTGATGGTGAACATGGTTTCAACCATCGTGGTCAGGGCGACCTTTACGGTAGCGGTGAGGATGCAACCCTTGCACCTCGCCCTGCTCTCGGAAATGCTCGCTCAAACAAATATGTCATTAAGCAACCCGGAATGATGAACCAACCTACCCCATCGGGCGGAAACAATGTCATCAAGGGCAGCGACTTGACTCCACAGAACCTTGAGCGTGGCTACCAAGCATACGCAGCGATTCGTGATGAAGAAGCCGTGAAATCCCTCGTTGAGAAGGAATGGTCTGACCGCTATGAAGCAGAAACGACCCGTGCTTTGGAAATCCACAAATCCAAGGACTTCACCAGCCAAATTGAAGCATTGAAGGCTGAAATCAATTCCCTCCGCACCGAGAACGCTGAAATCCAAAAGTCAGCCGTTCCTGTGCCATCCGAGAACGCAATCCGTGTTCCTACACATGAAGAATACGCTGCTCTCGGCAACGGACTTGACGGTTGGAGAGCCATTGAAGAATTGGCTCAAAAATCGTTGTTTGGAGGAAACCTTTGAGGTGATTTGTGATGAGCGGAAGTCAAGGCTATATTAGAACAATTGAGGACATGGAACGCCTGTATTACGGTGCAGGATCAGGACAGAACGCATGGGCGTATTCGGGAACGGATTTGCTCAAGGCTGACTCCCCACTTGCCTCTTCAACCAGCGGAACATACCAAGCGATCTTCGGGCGCAAGGTCTGGTCTCAATTGAACCAAGAATTCAACGCATTTTCAATCCTCCCAAAGAAACCTTGGGAGAAGTCGGGATGGCGTGTTACCACCGCTAAGCCTTCATTTGAGAAGGGTGGCGGTGTTCCTGAGAACGCAACCCTGCCTGAAACAACCAAGCCAACATTTGCTGAGGTCAGCACCAAGCCAAAGACTGTTGCACACACCTTTGACTTGACTGAGACTGCTATGTTCCTCGCTGACAAAGACGATGGTCTTGGTGATGCTCGTGCCGTTATCAAAATGGAAATGGCAAAGCACCACACAGAACACATCAACCGAATGCTGCTGAGCGACATTGATACCACCGCAGGGAACGACTTTGAATCCCTTGACCGTATCACCTCCAATTCCTACACGGAGGACTACAACACTTTCAGCGATGTGAGCGGAGAAGCAGACCACAACATCTATTCCTTGACCCGTGCGGGTCAAACCGCTGGTTCAGCCCAATGGTATGACGCACAGGTTGATGCTGGTGCAAGTGGTGCTGAGCGTTCACTATCCCTCAACATTCTTGACGGTATGTTCCGCCAAGTCTGGGAGGCTGGTGGCCAGCCCAAGGTTATCCTAACGGGCTATGATACGCTTGAAACCATCCAGCAATTGCTACAACCACAACAACGCTTTGTTGAAATGAAGCGTGTTGTTCCCGGTGTCAATGGTGTGAAGGGTGTTCCCGGTATTCAAGGTGGCTTCATGGTCGCTACATACAACGGTGTGCCAATCATCCCATCCAAGGATGTCCACAAGGAATCTGGCGGTTCTTCTCGCCTTTACTTCCTTGACACGGATTACCTTTGGTTCACTACTGCAAAGCCTACTCTTTACCACGAGTCTGGAATTGAAACAGGTGATCCATTCGGTATCAACCGTCTTGGACAAATGGGAATGTTTCACACAATGGGTGAATTGATTTGTGCCTTCTTCAAGGCTTCGGGCAAAATCCGAGACCTGAGTTGAAATTAAATAGGAGTAAATGAACAGGTGATAACATGGCAAACACGAATTTGACAGGAAACGGAACAGTCGTATTGAACACACGCCTTTGGGCTGGTGTCGGTGAAGATGACACGAATTGGCTACAATCCCCTATGGGTAGCAACGCTGCTACGGGAACCATGAGTATTGGAATCATTGATGTAGTGGTTACCGATGGTGATGCTGCATTCGCATACGATCTCGCACTTTCAACCAACGGCATTACAGGAACAACCCTGATTGGACTTCTCAGCGCACACAACATCACTACTGCTGGCGGAAATGCTTTCACGGTTGCAGGGAATGTTTCAACCAACACGCTCATCAAATTGACCCCTGCTTCGGCTGGTCAAGACGGTGATACTGTCCGATTGACTTTCCTTTACCGCTGATTGTAGGAGGTCGTCTTTTGACGATTACCGTTCAATATGTGGGCGACAGACCCTATGTGGAATTCACGGAGGGGGGCAAGACCTACGGCTTTGCTCGTCAAACCATCCGTGATGACATTCCTCTCCATTTGGCTGAGCGTTTTGAAAGCCCCGGTTTCCCTCAATGGAAAGTGGAAGGTTTAGCACAAAACGCTGACGAATCAAAGGCAAAGGAAATGGTCGCTGCGATCGAAACACCCGTTGAACCTACACCTGAGCCTGTGGTTGAAGAAGAAGCACCTGTGGTTGAAGAAGCACCTGTGGCTTTTGATGAATCGTGGACAAAGGCGAAAATGGTCGCATGGTGTGCTGAAAATGGCATTACCATCAATGAGCGAGGCAACAAAGCCAGCATTATTGAAGCCGTCAATCAAGCCTCCGCACCGAGCGAAGGTGATGAATGATGGCTGAACACGCTACAACAGTCTTTGATGGTGAAGCACGATATGCCGGGAGAACCCGTGTCAATCGTGTCGTTTATGAATTCACACAATCCGATTTGGCATCACAAACCACGGTTTATGCTGATGTTCAATTGAACGGTCAAATTGATACCGTCATTCTTGACGCTACACGAAGCAAATTGACAACCAACACCAATACCCAAGTGCATGGGGGTTCGTTTCAATTGCTTTATGCCGATCTCGCTGATGGGGCGGGTTCACCCCTACAATATCCCTATCACGAGGTAATCAGCAACCTTGACTACACCACCGCCTCACCACGCCCTTACAAATTTCAAACGGCTGAGGGTGCAGCAGTAGGTGGTGCTTTACAGATGCCTGTGCATTTGGTCGTTAAGGCGGGTGTTAGCGGGCATTCAGGCGCACCTGAAGCACCAAAGAACATTGATGGAACAGGACTTGCCGTTCACATTGACGATGTAGCCCCATGGACAGGAATGGTCTGTGGCAAGGTTCGCATTGAATTGAAAACAGGAACGGCATGGGCTGCTGATACAGGTTCAATTTTCGTGGTATTGACTTACCATTGAGGACACAATTAAATATAGGCATGAGATACGGTAGGGTGAGCGACATGGCATTAACAGTTACTCAATTAGGGCGAGCATCACACACGGGAAGCACTTCATCACTTTCATTCAAAGTAGTGCCAGACAATTCTTGGCTGGCTGCTGGTGAAGATCTTGATTTTACCACCTATGTCGGATGCCCTTCGGCTATCCGCACAGTAACCATTGACGGTGGCGATTCGGGAATCCTGTGGAAATACAACCGAACAACCAAGAAATTGTTGGCATACCAACAAACCGACCCTGCTGATTCGGGCGGTGCTGACATTCCTCTTGCAGCGGTTGCTGATGCAACAAACCTTTCAGGACAGACGCTTTACATCACGGTAACGGGTTCTCGTAATCTTGGCTGAGGTTCGCCCAAAAAGGGGTGAACCTCAATGCGAAGAATGAAAGTAGGCGACCTTGACCTTGATACTTCAATTGATATTCAGCGTAGGCGCAAAATGCGTATGGCTGAAATAGCCAACGCATCAGGTTCTTCATTCAATGAGGATGAATCAATTTTCTCCAAAGACAACATGGATAAATTCTCCACCAACAAACGGGTGGATTTGAAACGCAACGATCGTAAAAATATCCAAAACATCGGTGCTGGCACACGATGCCGAGGATGCGGAACACTTTACTTCTGTTGGACTCCCAAGTGCGGGGTGTGTGGTGATGCCATGCACTTCAACCTTGGACACCATAGTGTAGGGCGGAGGGGATTGTAATGCCACGCACATTCTCCCCCGGACACCGACCCGATGCGCCCCTTTATCCAGACGAATTGGTCTATACTGATGTGGCACACATAGCAGATTACCTTCAATTGCCGTTGCCTGATCCTACTGCATTGGCAGGGGATTCGGTCATTGACGGCAGCAACATCAAATTCCCAATCAGCGGTGTTGATTACAGGCGTTGGGGATATTCAGCCTCCGACTCCGTTTTAGTCTATGACGATGCGGATGCGATTGGCAAAACCTACACAATAACATCGGTTGAGTCCGTAGGTAGTGCAGGGCAAATTTACATCGTGGCTACTGCGGTTGGTGCTGAGTCTTTCACCACCGCAAATAACGCCTACATTCAACATCAGTCAGCCATCACAAATAGCAAGGAACGGGGAATCAAAAAGAGTCATGTTGAGGATTTAATCAAGACTCGTCAAGACTACATTGACAAAGTAACCCGCAACGCTTGGCGACCACGATTGGTGGCTGAGGAATACCAAAATTTCACTACATTCAAACCATACCGAAGGCGATACTACACAGACTATGTGGGTGCGATATTCCTACAAAATGGGAACATTCAGCGTGTTTTGAAATTGGGTGCATGGCAAGGAGACTACTATCGTGAAATGGCTGCTGCAAGGGCTGCCATTCTCGTGCAAGACCACACCATATTGTCAGGTGAATCCATCATCCTGTGTCCGGGCGCAAATGGTTATGCGACATTGACCGAGGGTTCGGATGCACAAACAAAGTGGAGGTCGGACTTCGATCACAAATCCACCGCTGAAAACATTGGTGCGCTCATCAACAAAGACCCAGAATACAAAAAATCGGCAATTCAAATTGGCTCACTAACGGTTGAACACAGGGATAGCGCATCGTCAGCATTGAATGTTCACGATGAATTTTTCGCAGTAGCGAATAGCGACAACGGTGATGGGGTGGTTGAGATTTCATCCATGCGTAGCACCGAAGGAGGTGCTAATGCTACAATTGCGGTAACCCACAACACGGCAATAACCTATGATGCGAACAAGCACTATGAACACAATGCTACTGTGTCAAGCGTATCAGGGAGTCCAGCCACATCGTTTGTGGTGGATAGTGCAAGTGGGTTTGTCAAGGGTCATGCGTTGGTGTTCATCAAAAGTGGCACTACAAACCGTGTGGCTTTGTGTAGTCGCAACGGGAACACATTCACAATTGTCAATGATATTGCCAATGATTTTGACGGCAGCATAACCACCGATGATGTTGTTTATCAAGTGTCCTTCAAGTGCGATATTACGGATGAAGAACGCCAAAAATCATGGTGGTCTGTTGAGGAAAACGGCATGATTGCCTTCAACAACGAATACCCATTCTTTGAGAACCATTCCCTGCGATGTGCCTACATCTATGGCAACAGGTATGTGGATAAATCCATCAAAGAGGCTTGCACCAAATTGGTTTGCATGGACATTTTGATGAGCGATGATTATTCCGTTATGTTCCCTGAAGGAACACAAAACATTGATATTTCGCAGAAACATCAAAAGTTAGAGGCGGAGGTGCAAAAATTGCTCGTTCCGTTCCAAGAGAGCATTATTGTAGCGGGAATGGGAGGTTGATAGTATGACTGAAAAAGCACCACAAAGACATCAAACACCAAGCGGGAAAATCATTGATCATTGTGCTGATTGCACAAAGTATGGTGTTATTGCCAGCAACACATCAGGGCGAGACTTATGCGGAACCTGTGATGTCAAGGCTAAGGCAACAAACGCTGGTATGGATGCCATGAAAGACAAAAAGGACTGATGGAGTATGTTTGATGAAGCACCCGCATTCTTTGCTAAAATTCACCGCAAGGCTGGTGAATACAAAGATAAGGTGCAAAAGGAACACACTGATCAACCCTCTTACCTTGATGCCCTTCGCAATTTTGAAATCCAAAGTGCAAAAGAGGATGAAATTGAAATATCCGATGAGGAATTGGAGAACACCATGAAAACGCATAAGACCGCCAGCCCCTTCGCTATGGATAGGGCGGGTGCTTTAGCACAATTGTTGGAGGCGATTAGGGAATGACTGACGCAATCAGCAAGGTGGTTTCGTTGCTTGACCGCAATTGGAATGTGTCGCCTAAGCCATCCATTTTGGATATTGCCAATGTGGAGGTCGGTGAGGGCAAAAGGACACGCCTTCAAGACCATGACATTATCCGTATTTTTGAAACGGCTCACAATGAAGCCCAACCAGAATTATTCTTTGATTTCGTCAATGAACACATCAACCTTACCATTGACATTCGCACGGTTAAGAGCCGTGAGCGTTTGTCAGCCCTTCGTAATGAAGTGCGGAGGATTTTACACGCCAACCGTAAAGGTGATGGCACATCCTTTGACAGACTCATTTTCAAGACGAGAACAGACTTGTCGGATCGTAGCAAACGGATGTTTCGCTACACAATGCAAGCGGAGGTCGTTACCTTCGCCCAAGTAATACCAGCAGTAGCGTGATGAAAGATGACAGTAAATCAAGTGTATAAGGGTGATTTGGTTGAGGTTTCGCTCGCCAAGGAAACAGGATTATTCGCTCAAGGTGGCAATTCGGCTGATGAATGGGCTACTGCGAATGGCTCAACCGACAATTCAAGTGTTATCACCATTGGGTCAAACATCTATTGGTATCAGGAAATCCCAAAGAATATGCTTGTAGGTGCAACACTTCGCATTTATTCATCGGGCGGATCAAACAATTTCACATCCGATGATTTCCCATCGCAACGGAGGACATACTACATCACGGCAAACACCGACACGACCATTACCATTTCACCACGACTTGCCACCACGGGTTCAATCACCGCACACACAGGAGATTACTTCATCATTGATTCATCACGAATCCCAACGATGGATGCTGACATGACCTATGGCACACCAGATGATCGTATCAAAGCCGACCAATTCCTTGGTTTGCTCAATTCGTTTGCTTTGCCCGAACCTGAAATTGATGTGCGAAAGCAACACATTGTTGGAATGGGTCGTGATGTCAATGTCCTAACCAGCGGGCGTGAAATGCTTCAAGGTGGGTCGTTTGACACAAACGCCCACAGTCTGCGATGGCTACGCTACGCTCTCGGTGGACACACGGCTATTGGATATGGTGAATTGGCTCACCGAACCACCAGCACCACCATTTTGACTGACGCACCATTGAACATCAAGGATGCAACCTCCACATACCGAGGGCAACAATACGGCAGCACAAATGCTGACGACATTAGCGCAGTATCGGGAACAACGGCAACAGGACTTGGGTCAAACATTGACACAAATAGCGACTTCTTGCTCGGTGGTAAAGTGGCATCAAATGTGGGTGCGGTAATCACCCTTGCTGCGAATTATGATGCTACACATCAGAATGTAGGAACATCAGGTGTTGTCAAAACCCTGTCGGCTAATGGAAACGATGTGCTTTACGGATCGTATTCAAGTGCATCAACAACCGACATTACGGTTGCCGACATTACCAGCGGTGCGCTCACCCGCCTACAAACGGCAGGGGCGGTTGCCTACCTACTCGCTAAATTGGAGGCGAACATTACCCAAGGCGACATTCGTGTGAACCTTGGTGCAACAATTGCGGGTCGTCTATCCGTAGGCGAATACCTACAAATTGTGGATAAGGACACCATTCAAATCCCCGGTGCTGATGATGAATTGCCTACAATCAATAAGCATGAAATCCGAAGAATCATCGCTATTGATGGTGCGTATGTGTATGTTGAAGAACCATTCTTTTTCAGCCACACGGCTGCTTCATGTGGTGCTGACCGAATCATTTTCACCCACGATTCATCACAAGGCGCAACACGAAGAGGGAGTCCAGCGATTTTACCTACTACAAACGAATTGAAGTATGGAATCACCCACACCTTCTTTGGTGGTAGCACCGTTCCTACATTCGCCATTGAGCAATCATTCCGCAAGACCAACGCTACACCGGGCGAGGAAAACCTACTCCGTGTGTTTTCAGGTTGTAAAGTCAATAGCGTAACCTGTTCGGCTGATACCGAAGGAGAATTCAAGGTAACGGGTGAGTATGAGGCGACCCGCCTTTTCACCGACACAGAATCCCGATTCTCAACACCACATCGTTTGTTTGAGAATACTGCAAACACAAACATCAACCGCAGGGTTTCAGGTATTGCCGTGAATGGTGAGAAGCCGTATTTGTTTCAACACATCATTTTCAACACATTCGGTTCGCCCGTGCTTCGTGCTACACAATTGGAATTCGGTATCACCAACACCAACACCGCTCGCTACTACATCCGTGGAACAGACGGCAGTTATGCTACTGCGGATCAAGTGTCCGAAGCAGCGGTCAATTACGCTACTGAAATCACCGAGGCTCAGCGTGAATACACGATGAAATTCAACGCATTGGTGGAGGATAACCGCTTCTTTGAGCAATTGCGACAACGCAAGCACCACATCAATGAGAACGACATTACCATCGTGTTGAACAAACCGGGTTCAGCAAGCACCCGTCAAAATGCAACCATCACGATTGAGGACTACACTATCACCAAAGCGGAAATGCCTATCCCTGACGACAAAGGGCCGGTAACTGCAAATGTTGAATTGGCGGTGCGACACCTTAAAGTCGTGGAGACGAATCCATATCCAATCCTGTGAAAAGGATTATATGTAATAGATGAGAGGGTTGATACAGATGGTAAGGCTGACAGGGTTTGTGATTGTTGAAGGGCGAAAGGTTTCGCTTGATTGGACTGTAATTGATGGTGGCATTGTGAACGCTGGTTCTCTATCGCCTTCAAACATCGTGGTTCATGCTGAAACACCGCACCTCCCACCACCACCGCCCCCTGTTGAAGCACCACCTTTGCCTGAAACGCCTCTTGACTACAACAGTATGAACAAGACTGAATTGATGACACTTTGTAGTCAGCGTGGGCTTTCAACCACAGGCACAAAGGCTGAGTTAATTGCTCGCCTTGAAGCCGATGATGCAGGGGCAGCCGAAGCCGTTGATGATGGTGAAAACGATGCCGAAAGCGAACCCCAATGATCTGCTTATTTCAAGCGAAGCCCAAGAACACGACATTGAAACCCCGTTTGGGGAATTCAAGGTATGGGTGCGTGATCTATCATGGATTGAGAGGCAAAACGCCCTAACACAATTTGTTTCATTGAAGCAAGGCGAGGATGGAACGCCTCAGCCAAGCATTGACTTTGGTGGCTTTTGGAAATTCGTTTTGCTGAATTGCGTTGAACGCACCGAGCCTTCGTTGAGCAAGAAGCAATTGCTCAACATTCGCCCAGAAGTAGGTCAAGAATTGCAGAAAATTCTCCCATCATTTGATTCATTGATGGCGGGCATGGCACAACAAACAGGCCCTTTGGAATAACCCTTGATGATGTTCGTGCATTTACCACATGGAACGGAGAGGGCGACCCCCCGGTTGAATCCTACAAATTCCCAATCCTGTTCACACAAATGCCTCCATTTTTGTTAGCCAAATACTTCAATTGTTCACCCCACGAATGGGATAATTTGCCACCTGAAAGGGTGCTTTTGGATTATTTCACAATGCTCGCATTAAAGGAAATTGAAGCCAAGGAAATGGACAAATTGAAGCGTAAGAACGCCATGGGGCAGACAAAGGGGCGTAGCGTAAAGACCACGAGCGACACGGATTTCTTTGAAAGAATGAACAGGAGAATGGACTGATGGCGAAGAATAACACAATCATGGGGATGGATCAATCCCTTCTTGATCACATTATCACGCTTCAAAAATATGAGGATGCCTTAGTCCGATTGCCTAATCGCCATCAAGTCATGCTCAAGGTTCTCGGCCCAATTTACAAAACATACCTCAAAGTCCAAATGGCAACACAAAGCACGACTCAAGCCTATCAATCCCAAGTGAAAACGACCAATACATTGGCGAAAGCCACGGCTGGTTTGCTTATTCCTTTGACCGCTACTGCTGCGATTTTCAAGGGAATTGGTTTGTCGCTATTCCCTCTCGTTGGGATGATTGTCGGTATCATGGGTGCGATGATGTTGTTGGTTGCGATATTCGATCAAGGGGGAGGGGCTTTACGGGCGTGGTTGGAGGAAATACCTATCATCGGCACGGTGTTTGAAGCCCTGCAATCAGCCGTGGATATGGTGAAGGGGCTGATAAGTGGCGAAGGTGATGGGGGTATGTTTGCCCCGATTGCTGATGCAGCCACTTCAATCATAGGCAATATCATCACCGCATGGGAAACATTGACTTCATTGTTTGGGCCAATTGACGGTGAAGCGATATTTGGTGCGGTGTTCACAATCCTTGGTGGCTACATATCGTTCTATTCAAACCTCATCAAGACAGTAGTGGATATGTTTGTAACTTTGTTTGTTGGTCTTGCTGACTCTGGTGCTTTGACGGCAATCATGGATGGTCTAAGCGGTCTATTTGAAGCCTTGATGTTCGTTTGGACATTCGTGGTTGAAAGCATATTTGGAGAAGGTAGTGATGGGTTCTCCGCCTTCTTTGATGGAATTGCTTCTATGTTTGCCTATTTGGTGGACTTCTTGAACAATTCGGGTATTTTCCTATTCATCGGTGAAGTCATTGGTTTGGCAATTGACATTGTATCAACCATCATCATTGTGGTCGCTGCTATCATTGGTGTCATTGTGAAGGCGGTCAAATTCATTTGGCCGTTCATTGAACCGTATTTCCGCATTGTCATCAATTATTGGGGAATGATTGCTACTGTCGTCATGGCAGTAGTGAACACGATTCTCAAGGTTATTCGTGGTGTGCTTGCATTCTTGCGTGGTGATCTTGACGGTGCATCCAAACATTTCACGGGCATCCTTGATGTTTGGGAAAAGGCATTAACCACACTATACAATTTCTTCATGGGTTGGGTTGATGGCATTTTGGATTTCATTCAACCTGTCATTGATGCTATTGAATATGTTGTTGATGGCATTGAAAGTGTGGGAGGGGGTATTGTTTCTGGTATTGGTGGTTTCCTCGGATTTTCAAAGGGTGGTGTGGCATCAGGGCCTTCATCGGGCTACCCTGTTACCCTACACGGCACAGAAGCGATTGTTCCTTTGCCTGATGGCAGAAGCATACCTGTTGTCATGCAAGGCATGGGTGGCGGAGGAAGTGAAACAAACACAATCAACATCACCGTGAACGGTGCGAATGGCGATGCCAGCAAGTTAGCACGAATGATAAGCGATGAAGTAGGTCGTGCATTCAAGAACCGTAGTCGCAACGGTGGATTTAGCAGGGGTGTTTGAGTATGCCAAAGGTGCAATTGATTCGCAGGGATGGCAAAGTCATTGAATTGGAAACCACGGAAATATCGTTTGATGTTATGCGTGGTGTGCAAGTGTGGCCTATTCCCGTGGTTGGTGTGCGTGGTGCGTTGGATTTGAATGAGAACCGCCTCACTATTGGCATCAAGGGCATTTTGACTGATGATGCAAACACATCGGGTTCTTCTGGTGCTACTGCCGTCTTTGACCTATCAAGACCCACAGGCACACATACCTCGTGGTTCAAACAACAACAGACCGCAGGGTATAGCACGATAGCGAACATTGTGAGCCAATTGCATGGTCGTGAAATTGTGTTTAGATCAGCGGGTCAAGTGTCGGCTGATGCTGGCGAGAACATCACCGTGCGATTCTATTCATCAAGCGTTCCCGCTGCAACGGTTGCCACCAACAGTATCATTCCTGTTGATTTGACAGGCACAATTAACCACACAGGCGACATCGCTACTGCCTTGAATACCGCATTGAGCGGTGCATCCGTTAAGGTCAATACTGCAACGGTGGCTATGTCCACCATTTTTTCAATAACACAATCGGCTGGCAACAATAGTGTCAGCGGTGCAAACCAAGGTGTTGGGGATTTGACAAACGAAAAAATCACTATCACCAATTTGGTAAAGTCAAGTGATGGAAACACACCCATTACCAAAAGAGCGGATGCAACCTTAGCCTCAAGTCAAAATTGGTCTAACACCTTCTTCACATCATCCGCATTTACAAATGGGGTATCAGGTGTCCGAATGAGCAGGGGCGATAAAGTGCAAGACTTGCTGAACATGACGGTCAATGTGTCGGCTGGTGGTGGACTCATTTCACCTCAGTCGTTTGCGGGCAACCTCATAGAAATGCCCGATTCACTTGCATCGTTTGATGTAGGCAAATTGCTCAACATTGAACAGGCTGAGTCTGTGAAAAAATACATTGTTGGGCTTCGCATTCCCTATGACTCACTATTGACCGCAAACGGTGGAATGGAAATAGTGCGCCAATTTGTAATCCCAACCGGGCCGGGGTCGGACTTCTCGGCTGAAAAGAACACAGGTGCTTTCGATCCTGTTGAAACCATTTCAGGTGAAATAGTGCGCCCCAACCCATACCTTCGTCAAGGTGTCGCTATCAGCGGTGTCGTTCAACAATTTCAAGCCAATTACGCAGCGGGTGATTCGGTTTGGGATTACAACATCACCTTTGCTGCTGCTGAACAATTGTTGGGGATTTGATATGCCTGTTCGGAAAATTCACACCAAAGCGGTGAGGCTAAACGGATATACCGATGGAATGGTTGTTCCTACGGGCGCATTCCGTGAAAGCGGTGTTGATTTGTTTGCTAATGATCATAGCGAAAAGACGGGTGCTACAAACAAAGTATCGTCATACGAAAGTGATGCCCCCAAAATAGGGCGACACCATTTGCCAATGGAGGGGAACGGACTCAACAATTTGATTGGTGCTTTCACCCTTGAAGCGTTTGTCATTCCTGATCACGGAGGCGTTGTCATTCACAAAGAGAATGGCTTTACATTGAAAGTAGGAGAACCCTTTCAACCAGCACCAATCATTTTTGAAATACACACGAGGACATCCAATGGCAACCAAAGTGAACGGCTAAGCACACCATTCAATGTTCCTACTGTTCAAGAGTCATGGGGAACATATACAGACGGTCAAGCAAAGCCACACGATTTGTCATTACCATCCCGTGAATTGCTATATGTCAATGCACAATTCACCACGAAAAAAATGTCAATTTTTGTAAATGGCAATTTGGTCGCTGAGCAAGACTTTGGTGGTGATGAACGCCTTATTCGTGTTGGTTCATCCGACCTCTTCATTGGTGGTGAAGGAGGGGAGTATCGTGGAGTCATTGAGAGCGTGAGAATTAGCCGAGGTATTGTTGAACCATTGGTTCGCCCGTTCACCACAACACCAGATACGGTTGGTTTGTGGGATTTTGAGGATGAGGATGATATACCACAGTTATTCTTTTTCAACAACAAAAACCCATCCCACCCCCATCAAGGCAAGGATGGCATAGGTGCTACTGATGCGTTGATGCCTATGCCTATGGTTTGTGTTGCTTATGACTTCACAAACATTGACCCCGGTGGTGCGGTAACTACTGCTTCGGGGCATCCCCTCAATTTAGCAAGTGGCTACAAATACGGGTATTTTCGGATAAGGGATTTTCCTGATAGCGTCATAGCCAACCTTGAAGATCGCACAACCGCATTGGAAATGCTTGCAGCACACATCCTTTCTATGCCTGTCAATGAATTGAAATTTCAATCGTGGTGGGATAGTGGATTGCTGGACATTTCATCAACAATCACCAACGCAACCTATCATTCCGATGGAATCCCTGTTTCAAACATCAATGCCATCGTGAACGCTTCAGGAACAAACCCAATCACAGGAGGGAGTATGTCGCCATTTACTTACTACCGTGAAAGCGATACTGCACCTTATTCACCCGAAGGGGGTATCAACCTTGACCCCATGGCTAATCCAATTGAGCGTGTGCGAATTGTTGCCATTGACTTCAAGGGTGATTCGTCTTTGGGGCGACCTCCTTGCGTAGTAATTCAATCATCTATTCTGTCAGACACCACAAACGACCCAACAACACAGGGATTTTTGTTTGAACACGCTGATAATACCCCTGTTTGGTTCACGCTTGGCAACGGTGATTTGGTGATTGACCCCGGCAAAAAAGGCACACGACCAAGAGGACAAATGACTCGTGCGAGGTTCACACAAAATCAACGCTTCACCGATCGAACAGGATTGGGAAACGATGCCTACTTCATTTCACGCAAATCAAGAATGACAAATGACATGAAAAACAAATTGTCGGTTGTTTCAGGTTCACAATTCTCCTACGAACCTCCCCATGGCAACGACCTTCTTCTGTGGCTTGATGCAAACGACAAAAATCAATTGTTGAGGGATGATGGAACGGCAGTAGTCAGCGATGATGAGTATGTGTTTTGGTGGAAAAACAAAGCACGGGGTGGCCCGACAACAAATGCGGGAACGGACTATCACTTCTATTCATGGGGCAACGGATGGCGGTGGAAGGAGAATTGCGGTGCTGCCAATAACCGCTCAGGCTTGGTTGCGGTGGCAATATCCGAAGTAGTGCAGAATCCAACGGGCGGATATGTTTGGCCCGGTGGCACACCTACAATTCAAACGGGTGTTATTGTTCCGCAATACCCAACAGGAGTAACCTACTACAAAGGTTCTTCATGGGTCAATGGTTTTGGCAATTCTGGATCGGCAAGAATAAATCACGCAGCCTCCATAACCGCAACGGCTTTGGGTTCAGCACACGCCAGCACACTATACGGTGGTGGCCCGTCTATGACAGATGGCGACCATTCGTTTTACTTTGTCATCACCCCTGCCTATGGTAGCGACCCATTGGGTCTTTTGCATTCCGAAGCCAACGATGGATTTGTGTTTCGTTTGGATGATTCGTCTGATGACATAAGCGTCAGTATTACAGGTTCATCAACACTATCGGCTGGTGCATCAACCCGCCCAACGACAGGCACACCGACTTTAATCGCTTTGAGAATTGACGAATCAACAAACACCATCAAAATCCTAAAACGCTCTAACGGTGGTGCTTCAAAAGACGAGTATTCAAACATAGGATTCACTTCAACCAATCCCTTGGTTTTTGACGGCACTACGGCACAAACGGGAGGAATTGAATTGTTTGGGGAAATGACCGCAAGTGGGGGCAACAACCTTATTGACAACATGGCACAAAACGGTTTCATAGCCCATGAAGTGTTGGCATACCCCAAATTGCTGACCGATGCTGAACACGATGATGTTGTTCAATGGTTTGAGGACAGGTATGGTGTTTGATTATGCCCGAATTAACTGAAAGTATGATTCTCACCGCAATTGCTACTGATGCTGCAACGGCATCAACCGAATTGACTCAAGCCCTAATTGAAATGACACAGTATATGCCTGTTGTAATCGTTCCCAATTTGCCCGGTCAAGCAGACCCGGTTGAAATTGTGGAACATGAATTTGCCATATCCGCATACAACGCAATCCGTTGGATGATAACGAAAGGTTTGGTTACAAAAGGCCCGTTATTGGCAACCCTTTTGATTGAATTGGGCGCAAACCCTCATGCGCCTCCTACACCACCAGCGCACACCATCAACGATCTGGATGATTATTACATCAATGTTGTAAATGGTGGCTCAGTCATACTCAATTCGGGGGATATTACCGCTGCGTTCCTTGGTGTTCCTTCAACCCCAATTTACGGTAGTGGCAACCCACCAGCAACAGGCGATGCCTTCTCAACCGTTTCTGGTAATTTGACACAACCTGTGAAGGACATACCGGGTATGTGCGGTTTAACCTCCTACAATCGTGTTGAAGGTCATTTCTATTTGAAGCACTTGCCCGAACCAAAATTGGAAAGTGTGCGAAGGACTGTGCAAGGGGTCAGCGATAGGTTTGAAAGCCAATATGAAGATCCGCACATCAAAAGTGTGGTGTCCAACAATGAGAAGGTGCGATTGACTGAGCAAGTCTTTTCTGGTGAACCATTGACAATTGAAACCAAGACTCAATTGGCAACCTACACGGCAAGTGGTGTGGTAAAACACGCCTTTGTTGTTCAAGGGGGCGACTCTTTCACCGACACAACCTATGGGAATGTGGTGTCATCAACACAGGATTCAATTGTAGCAATTGCTTTGGAGGACATTCGCCCGTTTTTATTGAAAGGCTTAGACGATGAGGAAAACGCATTGTTTGATTTGGTGAACCCAACAAAACCAACAAATGAAAATTATGTCCGTCATTTAGCACCAGAAGCGGAGAGCAGGGTTGCGGTGCTTGAAACCCCTACTGCCCTACAAAATGCGGGCGGGCCATCAAAAATACTGATTCACTACAACGCCATTGATTTGACAGGAGAAGTGGTGGCTGGTTGGAAATCATCATCATACTTCACCGCCAGCGACCATGCTCACACATACCGCAACGACATGGATGCTATTTTGACAATGGAGTCAAAAGGGTGGCTGGTTGTTGAGAAAACCGTTCCTGACACAAACACGGTGTTTGTTGATACTTCACATGGCTATCCTGTTTATCGCACCGTGTTGGATTGGTTAAGGCGACCTTACAACGCAAACCAATTCTCATCACCACCCACATATACTCCTTTGACAATTCATTCACCGGGCGGTATTATCACCATCCCGTCAAAGGACTTTCAAGGGGAATTGATTGACAATTCTTTGCGATCTAACCCTACGGGCGACCTATCCATTTCACCCTTCATCAATTTGGATAACTGCGCCCACACCGTTATTCAACAAACCATAGCGGGCAACCGAATACGGAATGACCCATACGGGCCACCCGTTGCTATTCCGCACACCCGTAGCCCAATTCAAAAGAACGATAGCGTGTATCACACCTTGACTATCACGAGCCAAACCAAAGAGGATTTGCGTTCTTCATACTCACAATCACCATCATTGACCCCTGTCAATTTTGAACAATTTGACATCATTGATAATTTGGTAAAAGGGGATAGGCACACTATCCTTATCCAACCATCAAACAGGATGCGAACCAAAACACTTGAAACAATCAAAACACGCCAAGATGGTCTTTCACGCCATCACAATTGCAGTATTGAATTAACCTTGATGCGGGGTCGCATTGAAGAAGTCAATCCGTTAAGCGGGGATGATAATGCGAGCGGTGTGTCTTTGCGTGGGCGTTCTCAATTGCTTGACATTACCGATCGTTTAGCCGAGCGAGACTTCTCATTGAATGAAGGATTTGGTGTGAAGGAAATAGGTGATTTGGGTTCACCAGCGGTGAGCATGACTCTTGGTGGTCTGGGTCAAGGTGGTATTGATGTAGCACCGACTCGCACCGAGCATAGCAAATTGCCAATTTGGAAGGATAAGGTGATTGGCACAAACAACCCATCCGTGCGGAATGACAAACAAACCTCAACCTACTATGCCTCCACGAGAGCATTGGTTGAATTGCCGTTGTTCCCATCAATGTTCTATGACATCAATAATTGGTTGCCAACCAGCGTTGAAAAAAGAAGTCCTTTACCTACGGAAAAGTGCATGGAAATGGTAATTGATTGCACTATGACGGCAATAAACCGCCCACAAATGCAACATTACGAAAACCGATGGGCGATTGATTGGGGTATGCGTGGTAGCGTTTCATCAATGAAAATCCACGACTACAAACCCGTAGCAGGGCAAACCATCATTCGTTTCATGCGTGAAAACGCTGCTTCGTTTTTGAAATTGGGAACATACTCAGGGGGTGAAACGATTGCTGCGTCAGGCACATCGGCATCCGATTCATACATTGAAGTGGATAGCGTTTATCCATTTGTTGAAGAAGGGGGTATCAATTCATTTGCGAGCATAAGCAACAAAAATGCCACGGGCATTACAATCAACACACTTCTTGGTGAACCAGCAGGATCAACCACATTGGTGGTAACTTCGGATGCCCGACTTCATTTCAAAACGGGCGACAAAATTTACGCTGGTATTTCAGGTGCTTTTGTAGGAACGGTTGCTTCGGTAACCAGCACAAACATCAATTTGACAAGCGGTTCGCTTGTGTCATTGAATAACGGAGAGGATATTAGCACACCGTATTGGAATCTTGGTTCAGCAAGTGCTACACCAAATGGCGACAATGGTTTTGCAGTTACCGTTGGAGAAGGCGTGATAAACGACACAGGTGGCATCCGCCTCCGCATTTACAAAGCGTCAATTCACGGGTTATCACATCGTCTGTATTTTGACACATTTCACGATTGGGGGAATCAGGCAGCGACATTGACCGAAGTCAAAAATCAAATGATTATTGGGTTGCCTGTTGTAATGGGTTGTTGGCTATCCGATAATGATTCAAGTTTCAACGGAACGGTTCAACCGTTGGTTGGATTTTCCGCTACTGCTGGAACGAGCAATAGCACCATGGCACAGAATTTCATCAATCCAATGAAGAACGCTCTATGCCTTGGAAATACCCCAAGCAATAGGACTTCAATTTGCATTGACCCATCGGACAGTAGTCGCATCCTAATCAATGGCGGGGTGTCCATGGAGGGCTTCTCATTTGACCCCGGCAATCACCTATACGGTGCTGATGATATGCCACTACTCCCTCCTGTGGAATGTAGGACAGGTCATTTCGCTCTCAAAGGCAAGCGTAATGACAACACATTGGATTATGTTCGCCCACTACATATAAACCTTGGAAGTGTAGCCAATTCAAACAATGTCAGCAATTTCCGTGAAGCGGTCAATGAAGTGATACGGAAAATCAATCAAGCAGGGCATCCAGATGCGAAGAATAGCAACGGAGGAAGCGCATTCAACCCACCACAATTATTCACAGAAGCAGACGGAACAGAAACCGTTTCAAGCCTTGATACGGGAACGCACATGGGTTATGTCCGTGCGTTCTTGGGCGAAAATGTTGAAAGCCGTGATGGTGAAAGAGGCATTTCAATTGTAATTCATAGCACTATTCCCGGTGCTACGGGTCGCAATTTTGCCGTGTGGTTGCACAACCGAGGTATCTATCCTTATCGCCCTATCCAAACAATAGGGCATGGTGGGTTGTTGGCGACAAATAGCCGATCGTATCAGGCTTCATCATTCCCTGCCCCTTTGCCATTAGGTATGGATGGGGAAACACATATTCCGATTACTACATTTCAAGGAGGTGTCCACGGTTCACTTCAAAATGCCAAGGGCGACCTTCGCACCTACAACGGAATAGGCAGCGAATTTATTCTCAAAGGGATAAAGAACGCCAAGACAAATGCTGGCAACAATTTCCCGGCTTATGACATTGTTTCATTCCCACACATAGCCGTTGAAAGGAACGCATTGGATTTAATCAAACGGTATAGTCAGCACACCGATTCTTCAAGTGTTGGCTACATTTTGGTTGATGATAAATTGGTTGGAACATTTGAAAATATCGTGGGTGCAATTGGTGGAACAAACGCCAAGCGAGAAGGTGTAGGGTCGTGTGCATTCTTAACCAATGCTCAACCTGTTGATGATGGACTGATTAAGAAGTGGTCGGAGTCCTTTGTTGATCGTAATGGAGAAGCAAAGGATTCAGTCATTCGCATCCTCTATCCTTTACCTGACGCACACGGCATTCTGTTCTTTGGTGGTGGACACACGGGAACGGTCTTTGACATCAGCGATGGAACGAATAACGATTACTCCGATTTTTACACACATCATTATTCTCAAGGGCCAACGGGTTATGGTGGCTTTCAAAACCTACACGAAGTGCAAACATCGGCAGCCGTATTGGACTTCACAAACCTCAAAAATACAGATACCGTCAAGGAAAACACCTATCAAGGAATACACACTAAGCATGGGGTTGTTCAATCGGGTCAAATGCCCGATGATTCGCACTACATTGAAAATGAATGTGTGTTCTATGCAAGACTAAACGAAGATGCACTATTCGCCACAAACCACGGAACAAACGGTGTTGAACAAAAAATTGACACATTGTTTGGGGTTAAGGGTGTCCTTTACGGCAATTACTCGGCTAATGCTTTGGGTGGCCCAATCACGGCTGACGGAGATTCAAAGGGCATGGATTGGGCTACTGCCAATAACATGGCTATGTCGCTACATCATGTGGGCGAAGGAACAGGCACGAGTCCTCAAATGCGTGTCGCTTTGACTGACCCAACCAGAATAGTCGGTTCTGATCCGCAAGGGTATTCTGTGTCGTTTTTCGTGAGCGCAAAACCAAACATAGGCCCATGGACAAGTGAAGCATACGCTAATGGCCCTGTGCTTCATGCTATCACAGATAACAATGCAACGCTCGGTGTGTCGCTATTGACAAAAGAAGGAAGCGACCCTGCTATGATGGAAATGATTGTAGTCGTGAGGTGTCCTCAAAGCATTGGTTCACAATTTGACTACTATTGTCCAGCATTTGAAGTGGAAAAAGACGCATGGACTCATATTGTTGTTTCATGGACTACCGGGCCAAACGCTCAAATTTATGTTGATGGTGTTTTTCAAGCGTATGCGGGTGGCACATCATCCGCTGCGGAATTGCGACAGATGGGTGATTCATCATACGAAGCGGGTTCAATCGCAAACACCCCTCATTTAGCACCAACCATGGGAATCCCAAGACTCGTTTCGTCTGGGGTGCTGGTGAATAAAACGGGAGGCTATACGGCTGGTGAAACGGACACGATTGTGGTTGATACCGTAACTGCAAGGTCGCAATTCTCAATTGGCGATGAGGTGTTCAATGCAAGTGATCAAATCTTGGGCGTTATCAAGACACTTAACGACACAGGAATCACCTTCACGACCAAATTGATAAATGCCGTTGGCAACAATGGCAATTTGAAGAAGGCATCAGCATTGGCAAGCACTTGGTATGGGCGCACAAGCAATATGCTCGCCATTGGAACGGCAATCAATTCTTTAACACCAACCTCAACCTACTACTATGGGCGACACTATGGCGGTGCATCCAACGCTTACGATCCGATTTGTTTCAAGGGTGCGCTTGCAGAAGTAGCGTTGTGGAATAAAGTGCTATCACAAGCAGAAGTAACCGAATTGTTTGATGCTCAAGGGGTGTGGAATTGATATGGCAAAAATAAGGTCATTCAAACGAGAAGCATACCCTGCTGATACCCGCACAATGGGAACAGACGATGCTCGCCCACCGAGCGGGTATTTCAGCCTCCATTTCACATACCCTGATACCGAATACACCGATGCTACCGCAACCACATGGGCTGCGGGAGGCAACAATTTGGGAATGCACTTTTTGGTGCGAACCAAATTGGCAAACGATAGTGTTGGAACATACGCTAATGGCGACAATTTTTTCGTCATTGATTTGAAACGAGCGAGCGAGGCAGCAACCGCTGCATCATCTTCATTGACCTATGACTTGGGTTCAAAAGAAGCAGCCATGATGATTGCTTCGGCAATCAATTCATCCCGTGATTATCAAACGGGTTCACATTCAAGAGGTCGCTATTTGCGAGCCAAATATCAAAAAATGTCAGGAAAGGAAACCTATCAAGGAACGAATAACAGACCACTTGGATTTTTGACAGGCGGTGAGGGTGGATCGCTGAAATGGCAATCGGAAAATGACTACGCAAAAGGCTCAACCAATGTCATAGATGTGAAAGAAGCAGCGGGCGGAAGTGTCATTTTGACAACCATCCACGAAGGTGATAAAATTTACACGGCTGGTGCTAATTCACGCTATGTTGGAACAGTAGCGAATGTAATCAGCACACGGATTTATTTTCAAGACGCAATAGCAACCGATTTATTCACCAGCGACCCTATTCGTCTTGGTAAAGTGGAAATGATGTTTGGAGAATTGTATCTTGGAACGGACACGAACAAAATCCCTGCTCTTGGTTTGCCATCGGACATACCCCAAAAGGGAAAAATGACAACAACAATTTCATCAACCACCTACACACTATACTACGATTCGTGGACTGTTGGTCGTGATGACAATTTCGTCAATACCGATCAAGGTGGTGTGATCATGTTCAATGTTTATGACTATGACACCGCATTTGATTTTGACGGCATCGCTGGAACCGAACCCATTTGGACAATTGACAATGACACAAAGCAACAACATACGGTGGTTGTGTCATGGGAAAGCGACACCCCAACGGGAGGGGGCTATTGGGGAACGGCAAACGGTGGCCCTATTGTGCAAGGATTGGGTGCGCCTTTGCCTGTGTGGTATTTGGCTGCTAAACCCATGGATGGGGGCAATATGGGATTGCCTGACATTGGACACGAATCACGAGGGGCGCAACCATCCGCCCTTAGCGGGCATGGGTATAGCCGATTCTCCATTGAAGGTTTGAATTCATGTGCTTTGCCCGACTTGCCTCCACCTGATATGCCGTTTGATGGCCCATCAATCATGGGTGAAGTCGCTGCTGACCCGTTTCAATGGACAGGTTTGACACCACCAAGAAGCACCGTGCAAAAGGACACTTTGCTATTGGAGGAAAATGAATTTGGAACATTGATGGATTCAATAAAACCCCGCCCAACAAATTGCTACATCAGCACCAACGCTGATATTGCACCCGGTGCAACCGAATTGAAAATCATAGCACCAAACACCGTTTTCAAAGACCACTTTGATGTTGGTGATACCATTTATACAGAAGAGGGAGAGGTTGTAGGGGTCATCAACAACATTAGCGACATTCATTCAAGTGGTTTGAGAGCAATTGGCCCAAAGCACCGTTCAAGCGGGGTTCAAATTGTTAGAGGGCTGGTTGATGCTGGAATCACGGCAAACGGAAATGTGGGTGTCGGTTCAAGCACTACAATTAACACAAACGGTGATCCAAGAACCGCCTACAATATCGGTGATATTGTTTATGGGGGTGGATTAAAGTCATTCCCCGTTGGAAAAATACAGGCTTTGACCGCATCATCAATCACCTTAGAAGCCAACAATGCGATGGTGATTATCAACAATTACCCATTTTATCATGTTCCTCGTGGCACAAGCACCTATCAATACTTGGTTTTCAATGATGATGTCAGTAGCACCTTTGTGATTGGTGATGTGTTGTATGATACCGACAAAAATCAAATTGGAACGGTTGCTGAATTAACTGTGGATGGCGAACCGACAACAATAGGCATTGTTGGTGCGAGTATTTCACCATTAAAATCAGATCTTGTGCCTCTCAAGCAAGTGGTGAATTATGAAATCATCAGCAAAATCGTGGCAACAGGAAATAGTTACACTACCGCCACCAATGTAGCCACCACGAGCGCAACGGGTTTGGGAATGACGGTGAATTACACCGCTTATGATGGAGGTGTAGTATCGGTTCAAGTCCACACCGCTGGTAGTGGATATAGCGTAGGGGATGTTATCACCATCACAGGTGGTGGTGGTAATGCAACATTCACCTACACAGGGAAACCAGCGGGTGTGTCCTACACATCAAGTGATTTTGATGCTGGTGAGGAATTACAGGTGTATAATGACGACCCCATAACGGTTGGTGCAACGGCATCGGCTTTCGATCCAGAAGCGTTTGGTGATAATGGTTCAATTTACGCCTACACCAATGAAAACAATCCTCGGACTATCCTTGAGTCTGCGTCTGGGATTTTGGCTACTGCACTTAACGCAACCCTCGGTGATACTCGTGTTCCCTACACCACCTCATCAATCATACTCCAATCACATGACGGTGAAATAGCCAACGATTTACCACTATACCGAGCCGTTTCTAAAATCACTTTATCATCAGCGACCACCGTGAACCTGTTTAACGGTCAAGGTCTGTTCAAATCCAAGGATAACGCCCCATGGTCTGTTATGCTTGAAAATGGGTATAAAATGCTCAGCGATTTTTCAACCCACACCAATTCTGTTGATGGGGAATATGCTGAAATGTCCAACCTGTATCAAAGTAGTGTTGCACGAACCAAAGCGGTTGCTAAATTTGGTTTGAAAAGCGAAAACACATTGAATGCCACTTCAACAAATCCATTTGTAGGAGAGAAAGGATTCGTCAGTCGCCCATACCGCACAACCCGTGATGTGAACACACAACGGGTGCGTGGGTTGTTCGTGTCAAACGAGGAAATGGTGTGGGAAAGCCTGTCCGTTGTTGATGATAAAGGACAAGAATTGATTTTGGAGGGCGGTTCACCCTTTGGAACGGTAATCAAGGATTTCACCTACAAACAAACACGAGTCAATCCCAACACAGGAACAGAAACACCTCTCCCTTCAACGGTTGGAAGCGGAATTGAACCCAATTTGGAAATCAACCTCCCATCACAGGATGAAATACCGGGGAATATCATAGTGCGCTCAGGTCATGATCGTGTGCAAGCGTGGTCTAACCTCACATGGGGCATGGGTGGTCTTTCAGCACCAACCACAGGTCTTGCGGGCGAGGATGAGCAATCAAGCAAGTCCGTTAGGGCTACGGCATTTGACACACACGACAGGATGTTGCACTTTCACCCTGTGCGTATCATTCACGATAAATTGGAGGGTCAATTCGGTTTGAATACCAATGCCGTTGCTGGTGGTGTGCCAAGTGGAACGACCAGATTGTTCGCTGCTCACAGATTGAGTGATCACACAGAACGAGGGTCGGTATTGAAAGACACCGACAATGGTGTTGATGGCTCATACCTACACCCTCATCACCGCATTCGCTTTGGTCGCCAAGGACACCATTTTGTTGCACCATTGACAATGCGAGGAACACCGATGGCTTTGCGTAGGCAATTGCACCGTTCACACGGGTCGGCATATTCGCTATTGTTTGAAGCCGAAACGGAAAACAAACATTGGGGCTTTCAATCCACCTACAATGGAGGATCCGCACCAAATCCATCCGCAACCACCTATTACCTTGATACACTTGAGGTCAAATCCTATGCTTACAACACAGGTTCTTTCGCTGCTGATGGTTTCCCAATGGATGAAATCAAGAACGCTGGCTTGCCAAATTGGAGGCGGTATAATGGTGCTACACCACACGAAAAAATTGATGTTTTGTTTGCACCGGGGCAATTGCACACAAAGGTGGAGGGGGCTACTGAGCAAGCACAATGGGTGAGCGACTATCACCCAATGGATGTTTCAAATTGGGGTGGCCCGTATGGGAACAACATCACCAACGGGCCAATTGCTTTGACCGTTGATTCAAGAACGGTGAATAACAGGCATAATGCGGGAGAAGAATTCACATTGAATGGGTTTATGCTTTCACAATACACGCTGATGGGTGGTCGCCCCGAACCAGCGTGGAATCAAAAAGTGGCTGAAAGCCTCAATGGTGATACTCACCACTACACTATGACAGGACACCCTGCTGGATGGCGCACGGCTCGTGTAGGCACAGAATTGGCTACCGTGCCACCATTGATTGCACACGACCCCGAAATGGTGAACGCATCAGCCGTTCCTGTCGCAATTGTTGAGTCGCCTTCATCAGCAAGTGATTTTGAAGCAACAGACTCCCATGCTGATATGGCATTGGTGGGTTCAAGCGATACCAATTCTCAATCCATACCCGATGCGTTCCTTTGCACATGGCTGGCTGAGTATTCGCACCCTGCACTACTTGGCACAAACCGTGAGCATTACATGACATTCCGATACCGTGAAGCGGGTATGCCAAATGCGGTTGATCAACCAAGTGTGCGTGGACTTTACTTGCGAAACGCACCAGCCATTGACTCAGGTTCGGTGGATAAGGGAATGCCCTTTGAACGAATCTATGCGTTTCAATGGCTACAACAATACGGCTACAATGGTTTGAATGCTGGCGGGCATGGAACGAATTGGGGTCAAAGGGCAGCCAATGCGGTTTTGATGGGGCATTCGGGATTGCGTGAACCACATGGCACACTACGGTTGCCACATCAATTTACATTGAGAGGCGTTAGTGTGCGCCAATCCCGTGGAGAAGGTATTGGTGATGGGCTGAACCCTCGCAAGATTTTCAGCCGTTGGGTGTTAGACCAAGACACCACCAATTCATACAAATGGAATCAGATGTTTGTGGTGAATAACCCAATGGTTGCTTTGGATTGGAGTAGGCGATTGCCTCTCCGTGCATTTGGTTTCAAGACAGGATCAGACGCATTGAATATGTTGGCTGGCGACCCAAGTGAAACATCATCCTCAATGAACGCCATCCTCCGTTCCGCACGGTATGATGGTGGCAAGCACGATAGCATGAACGACATGGAAAAGGGTGTTGATTGGGCGTGGGAATCATCAGCAACCTACACGGGCGTTGAGCGAAACACACCAATCGGTATTGTGGTTTCACAACAAACCAACGAAGGCTTCAACGGTCAAGGTTTCAACAGGCTATCAAATGACCCATGGACACAGAAGGAAAAGCGTGTGGGTATGGGGCGTGTGCTACAAAACGATAACTTGGGTATGGTTTCACCACGGGCTATGCCGTCTGGTGTCATGGATGCACACCGAACAGAATTCGCAACCATCACCGGGTCAAGTGCAAAATTCCTACAAGCCAAATCAGTCAATACGGGTTCTGATCCTATCATTGGTTTGAACCACCATTCGGGCGATAGGGTGAAGGCTGCTGATTCTGTTGAAGCCAATTATCAATCATCCGAATTCACCGCAACAGTAGGCAACGAATTCTATCATCACAAAGGAAACAACCTACACTTGAACGCTCATCCCGTTGATGTAAAAATCAATGGTGAAACCGACAATCAGCATTTCCCTGCGGTTGGTTGGGGCAAGAACCTCAACATGAAGGATAAGGGGCAAGCCGAGCGTGGAACATTACCAATTCCTTTGCACGAAATCGCAGACCACCGTCAAGTGCAATCCGACTTATCCCCTCGTTTGGGTATGTCCGTTGAAACCCATAGTGAATTCACCACGGGCAAAAACACAGACTACATCATCACCAGCACCAAAGCCGTTTCACTTCATAGTGATTTGGCAGTAGGGCAAGTGTTCCCTCTCACCCCGTCTTGGGTTCAAGAAACACGATGGACAAAGTATGGTGGTTCAACAGGGTCAATTACTACATCAGCGACCAGACCAGATGAAACATACGGAGGGCAAAGCAATCCTAACCAAAAGTCCTCAAAGCCGAAGTGGACATTGAATGAGAATACCGACTTGAACGCACTATCAAACCCACATTCCGATAGCATTCAACAGGCTGATGGTGCGGGTATTCGTGATCATTGGGCGGTGCGTGGTTCGGCTGATTTGCCAGCGTGGGGTGGCGTATTCATTCTCCGAAAGACATGGCTTGAGCGTGGTGAAAACAATGAATTGTTGCGTTCAAAGGAGGCGGGAACAAACGCTGCCAACAAAGTCCAAGTGGCTCAACCTGTGCGACAGTATGCTGACTACATCGTGCGTATGGTGCGCCCATTGAAGGTGTTCGGCTACACTTCACAGAATGATAGTGATGGCAACGCCATGAATCAAGACGGTTGGTTGCTCGGCCCGTATAGCACCATTACACAGGCTGGCGACAAAGACCAACCGTTCACCCGTGATAAGCGGTATGGTATGTTTGAAACATCAACCGAAAGTCAAATTGGCGACATTCAAGGAATATCCTCTCCGTATGATTCAGCACCAACAATGGAGTGGCCTGATGCAAATGACCGTGATGTGGTTTGGCATCTAATCCCATCAGCGAATATGCTTCAACACTTCAAAGCAGATGCCTCACGCAAGAATCGTGATGGCACAATTGACCCATTGATTGACCCTCGTTATTCACAAAGCACCCACCCCGGTGGTGGTGAAACGATTTCACAAACAGAAACGGTTTATGCCACCGATGAAACCGTAGTAGTAAATCCGTATATGCGAAGGGAAAAGGATGTTCATGCGGTAATCAAACAACCAGCAAACGCTATGTCAGCGTTAGGCCCAAGGGCTACTGTCAAAATAGATGCGAAGGGGGCATCCCCCTACACCTTGACTGTCAATGACGCAACGGCATTCCCCAAAACAGGAACGCTGGTCGTGCTTGGGTTGAGCGGTCAAGTGTCATACACAGGTCGGACTGAAACATCATTTACAGGCATCACCGCAACGGAGGGTTGCTTGGTCGATCTGACAGGATATGAATTGCGACCCGGTGCTAACTCCACGACTACTGCGTCAAAAATAGCAAACATTGTTCCCGTCAATGTTGGCTTAGTCGTCTTGCCTTCTTTGGTGGACAATGCCGTTTCAATGGGCTTGCTGCTGACTGATAAGTGGGATGCCACGAGTAGTGATGATTCAACAATTTACAACACCAACATGACCTATCGTGGCATAGGACACTACAACCCAAGCGACTTCTTCATGCTCACACCTCAGTCGTTTGTGCTAACTGACGGACAAAGCACAGGAGTCTTGCGCTACAAACGCAAGCCCGGTGTTGGTGGTTTGTCAAAGGTCTATATTGATGGGAACGAATTGTCCACCAACCGATATGCACCGTATTTGATTGACGGTGATAACAAGGTATGGCGCATTTCCGATGCCAGCGTCAATACTGTGGATGGGGATAGTAGTAGCACTACCCTTTCATTCCGCAACCTTGCTGATGAGTCGCTTAGTGCATCGGGCATTGACATTGAGTCTGTTATTCTCGGTCAATACATGGGAGTCGGTGTTCGCACAACAGACGCAGCCTTGATGCTATTGAAGGACATTGAGAAGTCTTTGCCGGGTGCTGACTTGGAAACATTCAGGATATTTCACGAGCAACAAACAACCGACACAGGAGTCTATGCTGCGTATTCCTCAGCAAAGCGTAGCCTCACCGCTTCTCGTCAATCATTCCTATTCGCTCACCCGTCTTTGCGTGATGGGAATTTGCACAGTAGGCACTTCGTCAGTCGCCAAGCAAAGGGAATCGGTATCATGGATGTGCTACGGGATTTATCACGCATAGACGGCTATCAATTGGCATTGGATGATGGTGGCAATTTGATTTATTCACCTGAAGTGTTCAAAGGTAGGGGAAGGCGTGTTGGCACGAGTAGTGGCCCACGATCCGTTAGCGTCAGTCAAATGCTTGAAATGGCAAACCAAGTCATTGTTGAAGGTGATGCGATTGCTATGAACGAAACCGTGCGTGGCTCAGTCAAAGACTTGGAGAAGATGAAGGAAATGGGTGGGGTTGGTGGCGATGAAGGAGTCCAACGCACATTGAGAACCACGGTTGCTGGTGTCAAAGAACGAAGCGTAGCCATCCGTTTAGCCAAGGGTATTCTCAATCGCACCGAGCAAGGTGCTTCTCTTATTCGTGTTGAAGGACTCATCAAATGCACGGACATTAAACCCGGTGAAATCCTTCATGTTGATTTCAGCGTTGAAGGCATCAAGGGAGAATTTGCCGTCTTTGAAGCGGAACACGACTACAATAGTGGTCTAACCAACATTGTCATAGGGCAGTATGAAAAGGGCATTGAAGGCTTGCTCGCTGACCTACAATCATCAACCGCTGAAACCCAAGAGGATGACCCAACCAGATCGGCTGAGCAAATCAATTTGACATTGAATGCCCCTATCCGTGTAGTGTCGGCATCACGGGTCTTGACTCGTTTTGTCAATGGCACGAGAACCCTCATCGGTGGGCGATGGAGAGGGCAACCCACCCCAAATCAATTGGGTGCTATCGGTGTTCGTGGTGGTGCAACAGGTATCACCAAGAATGGTGCTATCCTTGCTGGTGCTACAACCAGCCTCGTTGTTCAAGGAACAGATGCGACCCTGCGCTTCAACGCAAACGATGCAGTATTGACCGATAGCCACGGTTTGATTGGATTCGTGCAAAGTGTGTCGGCAACCACCATCACTTTGAAGGCAAATAACCTCGTGGCTATCGCTGACGGAGATAGAATTCGTGTTTCATCAGCACGAACACCTCCTATCGGACATTCAAAATCAGTATTCTATGAGGTGAGATAATGCCTGTGTTAGACGGAATAAAAGCGGAGTTAGCAAAACACCTTGAGTCTGTTGTCAAAAAAATGAGTCTGGGAACAACAGGTGGTCGTGCCACCAGCAAAGACGGTGGGGCGGGTAATGTCGCATTCACCGTAACTCCAACGGTGCAACGCATTGACGATAGGGCAATTTCAATCACGGGTGTTTTTGACACCCAATTGGTGAGCGCAAGTGATGTGAAGGAGGTTGTAGTGCATGGTGCTACTCCCCTTGATCACCCTGCGTTCCGTGCATCGTTTGTGCCAATTAGCAAGAACGAAACCACAGAAGTCCGTGTTGATGTTGTCATGGAAGTGAAATGATGCGTGATGATATTGTCCTCGTTGATCTGTATTCAGGTGGCGGGGGCGTATCGCAAGGATTCAAAATGCAAGGAATCCCTACTGCATTGGCGGTGGACTATTGGAAACCAGCGTTGGATGTCCACACCGCAAATCACCCCGGTGCAAAGCACATACAGGCAGCGATAGGTAGTGATGATTTTGACAATGAAAGGTTGATGCAAGAAATCATGGATGCCGTTGGAGGGCGTTCATATCACATCAACGCATCCACCCCTTGCCCTGACTTCTCAAGAGCCTCACCGTTGAACATTGGTGATGGTGGACATGAAAGGGCTATGCGTGGTATGTCGCACATCAACAATTATGGCAACCTGTTAGATATGTTGGAGGCAAGCGAAAACCCTCCTAACTCATGGTCTTTGGAGAATAGCCCACGAGTCATTCCCTACTTGACAGAAAATGCGGTGTGGAATCCTCACCGTAGGAGGTGGATGGACTCGCTTCAATCAATGCGGATGCCGAAGGTAACTGCTGCACAATTTGGTGCGCCCACACACCGTGGGCGAGCCGTAATTGGTGAAGGTTTCGATCTATCATCCGCTAACCTTCAACGACCCAAGACTTCACCCATGGATTTTTTGCCACAATTGGGTGAAGAGGAAAGGGAAAACCGTAGTCAAAAAGAAGAGGTTCTTGCTCAATTGGTTCAGCGTGGTGTTATAGACCCATCCGTCATGCGCTACTTAATGACGGGCGCATTTATCAATGATACAGGGGCGGTGAATGTAGGTATGGGTGGTGCGCCTTGGACTGATGAAAAGAAGGGCTACACATGGAAACACACCCGCCCTGCAAATCAAACCATCCCCGGTTTAATGTCCTCCAACCCTGCAACCCATGCTTACAACAGAATCCTTACACCCTCCGAAATGGGAATCCTTCAAGGTTTCCCTGCTGACTATGATTGGTCGCCCGCTGAGGGTGAAAAATACATTTCAGGTAAAAGCACAACCGATGCTTCAACAGGAATTATCGGGAATGTGTTTTCACCATTCGTAACGAATGCCATGGCGGGGAGTATTTTGGAACACTTGAACAGTCCAAAGCATATACAGACGAGGCTATTTTGAGGTGATTGAATGGGAACAACAGGCATCAATGAAGGACACGAAAAAACAGGAACGGGTGCAACATGGCAAGCCGATGGTTTGCGTGATACCGATGTTCTCTCCACGGCTACGCTAACGAACCTCGTTGAGCGTGGATTGGGGAACGGGGTCATACCTCTTACTCTCAACACATACTCAGCGGATTCTGGTGCTGGTTCTCGCAACGACCCAATCAGCGGTAATTGTTGTGTGCGACCAAACACAGGGGGTGCAACCAATTCAATTTTCGTTGATCAAGGAACGGTTTGTCTTGATGGTCTTTACTATTCGGTTGGCTCAGCCTCAGCGTTTGACATTGATACGGCATCCTACTACAACGCACGATTCAACGCAGGGGGTATGGTTCTCCCAACCGCTGCAAATGAGGAATGTTGGGTATTGGTAATTGTTGATCCCGAATTGACAGGCACGAACAAAATCGGTTTGGTCTGTGGCACAGTCGTTGATACCAGCACGGGTGTTTATCCGCAAATGCCTTCCTCCCACCTCGTCAAACAGTCTGTTGTGTTGGGTGCGGTGCGTGTGAGTTATGCTTCTCCTTTGGTCGTGGCTGCGGTGGAGGATAAGCGTGTGTTCATTCGTGGTGGCCCTATTCCTTTAACGGGAATCATGGATGGTGCTGATGCACCAAGCGACCCACAGAACGACTACGGAACATCACCAGCACTTCTTTCTGGGGCTTTGCCAATAGCGGGGTTGGGTCTGTTGTTTGCGAGGAAACCCAACGACCACAACCCTGTCATCACCGCACCCGATGGTGCTGATCAAACGCACCTATTCTATGGTAGCGACATTTCCTTAGGCCCGGTTGATGGAGGAACCTATCAAATCACACCCGTTCATCGTCAAGCAAAAGAAGTCCTTTCCTACACAGGTGCGGGGGCGATTTCACTTGCCTTGCAGCCCTTGATTTGTGGTGTAGATCCCAGCAAGCATTTGATTACGGCAACATGGTTTGGGTCTGGTGGCACACAAATGTGTCCTCTCCAAGAAGGAGTCCACTACACCGTAGCCGGGCCAACGATTACCATGGCGGATTTATCAGTTACCGTGATTGCGCCACTTGGCCCATTGGGTGTCGGTGAAATAGAATTCTTCTATACCCATTCGGGCTTTTGATGGTGAAACACATGGCTCTCGGAAAATACCGTGCCAAATTAGAACAATCATGTTCCTCTTGCGGAGATGCCGTTCTCGCAATACGCATAAATGGACACTATGCTGGTAGTCGGGAAAGGATATTTTTATGGGAATGTCCGTTGTGCGGTAATATATGGCGCAAAGCGAAGCCGAGGCTAAAGCCCTTGCCTTCGCTCAAGGATGGGGAATAGTCAAGGGGAAATTCCGAGGCTACACACGAAACCCAATGGCAGGTCGTGCTGAACGACAGGCTAAACGCAGGGCTTATGGCGTATCACGAAAGAACAAGGAGAAACGCACACGGGCAAGATATTCACGCAGTAAAAAACGAGGCTCAGGAAGTGGCGCAAGACCGAGAATGCGTAGGGACTTGGGTGCTGGTGGAGGGCGTGTAGCGAGGGATCGATGATGGGAATAATGGAAACAATGTTGTTGGCTTTTATTGCGTTTGTTTTTGGATTTGTCTTGGTTTGGACTTGGACTGAGGATTTGGGAACAGATGTTGTAATCTTCACAAGTGATGATGAATTACAGGAAATGTGCTGGACAGGATTGCGTCATAAGAAGGATTAGAACAATTTCTTCTGTGCGCCTCGTGGTAAAGGATAGGGGTCGGTCATTCCTCTCCTTGCTCTTTCAACGGCAATAATTGTGTCAAGTCCGAGTCCGTATGGAATCAAAGACTTGGCATGATAGGCGGGGATGCGTGTTCCTGATTGTGTTCTAAAGGATGAAACACCTTGCGTTCCTGTCTGTGCGCCTCGTGGTGCGTATGCGTGATACACCCCTGCATCACCGGGGGTTTTTGGCAGGGTGGGTAATTCTGTAAATCGCTTGCCGAATTTTTCACGGAATTCTTCTAAGGTCATATTCAATTCTGGTGCGTCGGGGTGTAATCCGATTGCCGTATGCTCTCTCGGAACCCAAATGTTTCCCGAATTTGTCCACAAATCAGTAGGCTTTCGTGAGGGAATCGCAGGGTGTCCGGGGATTGGGTGTGGGTCATAGCCCAAGCGTTCAGCAGCGGGGCCTGAGTATGAAGAATGGGTAACGCTTGACATTGGAACCTGTTTTCCTGTGCGCTTTACACCCCATGGCTGAGCGATTGGTCGCACCCCTACTTCGGGTTGAAACCTCATCATTCCTGTGGGGTTCTCCATCCACCAATACATTGGATCATCGGCATCACGACCCTCATTGTTCATCCTAAAATCCTGAAGGTCATCAATCAATTTCAATGTGTGATTCATCAAAGCACGACCCTCGTGTGCTGCATCATTGGTCGGTGTTGGGCCAACGCTTAGGTCATTGAAAAATTCAGCATCGCCTCTATTTCTCGCACGGTTAAAGGCATCCTTTTTTGCTTGTTGCCCTTTCCAATCCGACCAACCTTGCATCCTTGCCCCAATTGAAGAACCTTCACACGGTGGCGAAGCATAGAAAACATCGGGTGTTTTACCACCAAACATAGAAATAATGTCCTCGGCTGAAAAATTGCGAATGTCGCCCGCTAACTCAGGCATATAGCCCAAATCAACATTCCATTGTTTGTCAGGGTGGCCGGAATACATGATTTCGTTTCGGAGAACATTGTGTCCTCGATCTCGTGCAGCCTGACCCCATCCCGCATGGACTTCTGGGTTTCCCCCTGCGCCCGCAAAGGTTTCAAGAACATTGAGAATACGCTGGTCGTCTGACATTTTCATCATCAACCACCCCCTCTCAAATGCTACGCTCATGGTTGCCCGTAGGGGTCATAGCGTATTATCCTTTTGATCTTGATGAAAATGGCAAAGTCCATTTTTGATAGCCTTTTGCCGACACCGTATTGTCGTTCCTTTGCGAACCCCTTCGCACCTATATTTTTCAGGTAAATCGTTGCTACAAAACATACACAGGTGAAGGGTCTTTTCCCTCATTCGTTTTGGTGTGATGCGTATTTTCCGCTCACAATGGTCGCAGTAGGTTGTTGGCATTTACTCATCCTCCATGCGAATCAATTCTTGCTGAATGGGTTTGTGTTGTGGCGTGTCAGGATAAAGAATGTGTCCGAGGTAATACAGAAAGACCATGCCTATGATACCAGCAATCAATTCGTTCATTCCTCTTCGCCCCCTAACAAATGCCATCGGGCTTCGGCTGATGCCAAACGCCCGGTGTTCTGATCGTAAAACCTAACTCGCCCGCTCTTGCGGATTTTCCTGTATGCTTCATCACACTTCTTGGCTTCACCGACTCCCCATGCCACCAATTTGTAGTGGTCGCCTTTGCGTTGTGCGATGTATTTTTTGATTTGAGTAGCGAACACATCAATGTAGTCGTTGGCTTTATTCCAACGACAGATGTCTTTCAAAGGGTATCGCTTGCCTTCGTTTTGTAGCACCTTTGCACTTAACGCCTTGACTTCTCTCATCAAATCAAAACACATCCCATCGTTCATCATATCCTTTGGGAGATTGTGTCCGACAAACACCATGTCGTCAGGGAAATGATTGGGGAATTCCTCAATCCTATGCAACCTAACTCTTGGGGGAGGGGGCTTTATGTCAAGGTCTGTGAAAACATACTCACGCCCTTCGTGATAAACGACATACATGACAACATCAAAGTCGCCACGGTAGCCCTTCTCATCTAAATCCCCATTAACGATTACTGAAATACCGCTGAATTGCATCAATTATTCCCCCATGCGAACACTACGAAATTGCGACCACCTTTACCAGACTTGCTGATAACCACTTGCTTCGCATCCCTTAGCGACTTAAAACGCCTTTGTGCCGTGATGTTAGCGATACATTGTTGGGTGGCATACATATCCAACAATTCTGTTTGCATCACCTTTTCCGAACCATCGGACTCATCAACATACTTTTTACAGGCTTTGAAGGCAGCCGACCATGCTGAACGCTGAGCAGCCATTTTCTTCTTCTCAACAACATTTTGCTTTTGCTCAAGCCAAATGATGAGGTTGTGGAAATTGTCATAGATGATTTCCGAAGCCATCATCACATGATCCTCAGTCAATACGGGTGAACGCATGATAACTGCAATCAGGTTGGTGAAAATGAGGGTGTAATTCTCAATGTTTGGGATGAACGACAGGGCGGTTTCACGAACATCCTCGCTCGTGATACCTTGAGCCAATTGATAGTAGTCATCAGTAGCATTGAGGATGGCAGCATGATAGCCGGGTGATATGTCAAAGAGGTCATAGGCGTGTTGCATCGCTGCATCCTCCTTTTCCCCATCAGGCAATCTATCCCATTGTTCACCACGACTTACTGTGTAGGTGAATGTGTTTCCTTCTTCATCAACCCGTTCAACGACTTCTTCTGTCAAGCCCATAGCATCAAACAGTCGGTCTTTCACCAAATCAACGCAACCACCAATGTATTCAGCCAAAACATCATAGTCCATGATCTGTTCGCTTGGTCGCACATACGCACCACCTACACGGTGTTCGCTCACAGTCTGTCGTTGCTCAGCGGAAATATCATTTTGGAATAGGAACACACGCTGAAAGAATCCTTTGTCTAACACATGAGCCATGATGTCTTTCGGTGGGAATGTAGTCATCCACAATGAAACACCAGATGGTGTCCTAACCGAACCACCGACCAAGTGCTTCACCAACACATTCGTGCGTGAACCAAGTGGGGCCATAGCCTGTTGCAGATACAGGATTTTATCGCTGAAATATGCTTTCTGATCGTTGAGTAATACGCTCGCCTCGTCAAAGAGTAGGGTTTTGTAGCCGTTGAGCAAACCCGGTATAACCATGTGATTCATTTCACCTGTTGGGCGACCATCATCATCCATCACAGGGGTGGACTCAATTGTTCCTA